TCCCTGATCTGCGCATCCTTTTCCCTCCGCAGCTTGTCCGCCGCCTGTTGCATTTCTTGCTCACGTTGCCGGGCTTCTTCCTGCCCTTTGGCATAAGCGGCGTACTGCTCAGCCTTCTCTTTATCCCACGCCTGCTGGACCTCTGCTTGACCCGCAGAATTGCCTTTATAATACCCGCCCCCAGCCGCACCGGCAATCGCCAGTACGAGCGTCAACAGCACCCACGGGTTGAAAAACGCAGTCACTTAGTAGGCACCTTGGTAGCGTCGAGCTTCTTGTGAACTCGGACTTCTTTGCAGACCTGCACTTCCTTACCCTTCTTGTCCTTCTGAGCGTTACAGACCTTCTTGGTCTCGGCAGCATGAATCTGGAAAGCCAAGACTACACTTAGTAAAACAGTAAGAGCCATGCGTAGGTAGATAAACATTACGAAATCTCCGGGTGGGGTGGTTGTACTGGGGCTGGCTTACCGCCATAGCCTGTGGCTACTGATGGCGCTGAACTGATAGGGTCAATAGTTGGCTCCATGCGTACAGGTGCATGGGCTGGTGCTGCGGTTTTGGGAGCAGGTGGCGTTGGTGTATCAGAGCGTTCTTTTTCTGTCGATAACCCCGGTGGCACGAACTGCTGGAGCGCGTCTTTCCCCTTAACCGCTAACAACGTAGCCAGTGAGCCAAGAATATATTTGCTCATGTCCGACAAAATCAGGAAGAACTGCTTGTCCGCCGGGGCCATACCGCTCATCGGTTGCTCGACGAAAACGACTGAGTACAAGCTCACCCCCACCATGATGATCACAACACAGCAGAACGTAACAGCGATACAGAACTTAATTACTGCATCGTGTTGTTCCTGTGTCAGTGCAAGGAACTGACTTATTAGTTTTAGCGGGTTCATTGGGTTCCTCTCTCATTACTTCCGGTTTCAGCAACTGATCCGGGCAGGTTCCTGTTACAGCACATTGTGGACGTTGGCATCGCGGCTTGTCCCAGTTTTCTGGGTTCTGGCAAAAGTACCTAACCCGCTCACACCCACTAAGCCAAACGACTGCCAGTATCAAGCATAGCCAACGCAATTTCATAGTGATGCTCCCTATCTGCCAATCCAATATAGCCGCCGTTAATCGCACGGGTTAAGCCCTTGAAGTCGTTACCATCGACAAACCGGTTTAACTTGTTCGTCTCCCAGAACCAGCACGCACTCTGGGCTGCGCCCTCGAAGGTCTCCAAGTATTCAGCCGCCTCTTCCGGTGTGATTTCCAACGACGCTGCAAACCAAAAATAGTTGTCCTTGCCCGTCAGCTGCAAAATCCCGCGCCCGCGAAACTTGAAGCCCTCGGCACTCGCCTCGTCCCCATTACCCATCCGGCTTGCGTATACACGGCTGGCAATCTTCTTAGGGTTGCGCTCGTACTGCTTGGCGAGGTCAAGGGTGGGGAAGTACTTCGGGAAGACGCGCATCAAGCCAGACGCGTTGTAGTTCAGGTTCTCGGTAACAAACACGAAGCCGCCCGACTCATGACCACACTGCGCTAGGAACGCGGCAACGCGCTTCGGGGTATTGATCTGATATTCATCGAGGAGTGACTTGCCGCCAAATTCTGTTTGCGGGCCAAACAGCGTGTCGTACCACTGCTGTGCATACTTGGTGTTGGGGGCGAACTTCTTGAACTGTGCCAACGTAATCATCTGTCGTACATCCTTTCAATCTGAATCTCGCGCCGCAGTTCTTTCATCTTCCTGATCTCATGCACCGCCGCTTGGGTCGCAAAGTACATGTCGTAGTACATAAAAGCTAAGACCGGCATCACGATAAAGAACATCAGCACCACGGTCAGCACCACAACAATCAATGACCAAGGGACGTTCTCATCATCGCGCTTCTCGTTGTTAGCCACATTATTCCCACCGCCCATATAACTACGAACACCACTGCCGAAACCCACGCCGCCTTTGACTTGATTTCCGCTATTCTTCTTTTGCGTCGCCATGATGCTATCTGTGCCAGTCTAAGTTCCTCTGCGTGGGCTACCTCCTGTTCGGCAACAATCCGCTGCCGCATCTCATCAAACTTACCCCACAGTGCACCCAATTCTGGCGGGGCTTTGTACACCATCATTTCTCTGACCTCTGCCCATATCGCATCCAGTCTTGAGTTGATCAGTATCCGCCGCAACGCCCGCTTACCTATACTCTCTTCACCCTTGTAGACTTGCTTGGCTTCGATCTGCTCCTTTAAGAACAACTTGCTGATCTCGTCATGCGCATCCATCAACACACCTAACTGATTGCCGATGTCGGTGAATACGTCGTTCGGGTCGGCCTTGGCTATCTGTTGAACTCGTTCAACCTCCGCCAGATATTGTTGCTTTTGCGTTGTTGTCGGATTGGTTAGGTTGTCGTATTGTGCCTTTAAGTCTTTCAGTACGTCGCTGACATCGCCCGCTGCGCCCTTGATGTCTTTGTAAAGCTTACAACCAGCCTTGACCGCAGCGACAGCAGCGTTAGCTGCGGCAAGTAGCGTTAGCGGATCAATTTTTTACTCGTAGAGGATGTTAATAGTGCCGGCGTCGAAGGTGTCTGTGCCGTTGACTGTGGTGATGCGGACTCGGTCGATTACGCCTGCGAGAGCTATAGTTGAGGCGCAAGCGGTGGAAATAGCTACGTTAGTAAATGCTCCTTGCCCACTAAACACCCATGTATTTCCTGTTATGTTTGTAATTACACATGAACCTCTAATTACAGAAGCAGCAGCAGTTACATTACTTAAGTAGACACCATCTGTTCTAAGCACAATACTACTACTAATATTGTGTTCCCAAAAAGATGATGTTCCTGTATATCCAGACGTTGCAAAAGTTCCCGAACCAACCCTAATTAATGGCAATGATGTGCCACTTGTACTTACTCCGTCATACATCACCGTAATCCGCTTTGCCCACGACGGTATGCCTGTGAAGTCAACAGACGTACCTGAAGCCGTGACAGCAGTACCTCGCTGAATACCGTCATACACAGCACCGCTGTTCGTAGTAACACCTGCGCTACCGTTAATGATTACTGACATGATAGCCCCCTCAGTTCATCCAAAGTCGTGCAAGTATCCACTTGAGCTGTAATGTCACGCAGACGCTGCTTCTCAGCCACAATCGCTGCTGTATCGCCATTCGCCTCTAGCGCACGTTGAAATGCGACATCTTGAGCAGCTAGGAGTGGTGTACGTTCAGCACGAAGCCGATCCTTAGTAATCGCCTTGGCCTTGTCAAAGTCTATCGAGATCATTCAGTCACCTCAGTAAAGTCAGCAGTCCAAGCGTTACGGAATTCGCGTGTAGCAGGGATGTCAGCAGCGTCTACGATCTTCCAAGGCTTGCCACTTGGCACGTCTTTAGCAGCGATCTCTTGCAGACTCAAACCGCACTCAGGCGCAGGAGTCAGGATGCAAATACCGCCGTTATCGTTAGGGTAGATGATTAGTTTCATGGTTAGTCCTTAGCGGAAAACTGCTACTTTTACTTCTGTGTCATCTCTAGCCGCGCCAGATGTAGAAGTAAATGTTGAAATTGTAATAGCAGTAGTTGATACGTTTCTTGAAACTGCTGACCAGTCGTATGGTGATGTTACCGGGGCATAGTTTGAATCTGGCATTGCATTAGTTAAATTAACTGTATAAAGTCCAACCCCTGCATCCGCTACGCTGGTCACGTTAAACGATGCACGAATCGTACAAAAGCCACCTGTGTTCGTTGTACCGTTAAAGTTAACAAATGCGCGGCATAGTGTGCCAATCTCCGTTCCGTTAGTGTTGTTAAACGTAGGTGGAGACGTGCTATTTGATTGTATTGTTCCGACAACGACTGTAGACATTATGCACCCCCTAAACTTGTACTGTCTGCCTGAATGGTATCTGCTACGATAGTTCCAGCCATGATTGTTCCTTACTCGTAGAGGATGTTGATGGTGCCAGCGTCGAAGGTGTCTGTGCCGTTGACTGTGGTGATGCGGACGCGGTCTAGTGTGCCGCCAAGGGCAGGGCTTGTGCCTGAACAGGCAACGCTCCCTTGTTGTAAAGTAGAACCTATTACTCCGCTTGCAACCCAAGTATTTCCAGTTATTAGCGTCAATACCAAAAAGCCATGTCTGTTATTTGTTGCTGACCCGCAAGCGCTGGGTTCGATTGCAAAACCTGTTGTAGCTGTAATAAAGCAAGTTGCCGCATTTGAAAAACTTGCTTGGCTGGTATAGCCTGATGTACTAAAGCTACTTGACCCAATTTGCACTTGAACTAAAGAAGTGCTGTTTGTACTCACCCCATTAAACATCACCGTGATCCGCTTCACCCACGACGGTATGCCAGTGAAGTCAATCGACGTACCGCTGGTAGACGCTTGAGCTGTACCCGACACAATCGGAGCTAACGTACCTGTGACGTTCACCAGCGTTTGTGTCGTACTGCCCGCTACAGCAGGAGCAGATACCGTAATCGAACCGGATGTATCGCCCGCAAGAACTAAAGAAGCCATGATTTATCCTTAGAGAACAACCCACCGAGAGCCAGTAGGCACAGTTACTGTAACACTAGCATTAATTGTAATTGGTCCCGTGCTCATGGCGCTATCGCCTGAAGTGATGGTGTAATTGGTAGTCACCGTCTGGCTATTTTCATAAAATACATTGTCGCCGCCGCCACCGGTTGCGCCACCTAATCCAACCCATGCGGAACCATTGTAGACTTCAGGTCGACCAAAAGAAGTGTTGTATCGTAAATCAGCAGTGACCGGTGTTGGGCGTTGCGCCGTTGTTCCCGCAGGGATCTGCACGGCCCCTGTGCCGGTAAAATTTACGTCACCAGACGCGGACAACGTAGTAAACGCGCCCGTATTTGCTGTTGTTGCACCCACCGTGCCGTTAATGTTGATCGAGGCAGTGCCGGTCAGGTTCGTAACAACCCCCGAAGCAGGAGTGCCCAAGGCAGGGGTGACTAGTGTGGGGCTATTAGCAAATACCAGTGCCCCAGAGCCGGTCTCGTCTGTCACCGCAGCGGCTAAGTTTGCCGAAGAAGGCGTACCTAACCAAGTAGCAACCCCGGTACCAAAACTCGTAATGCCAGTACCGCCATTGGCTACAGGCAAGGTACCAGACACATGGGTCGTTAAACCAATCTTGCCGTAACTCGGTGCGACACCCACACCACCTGAGATTAATGCGTTGCCCGTGGCTACATCAGCTAACTTAGATAAGGCCGTAGTTGTGGACGCGAACAGTAAGTCGCCAACAGCATAGGAAGATTGCCCTGTGCCACCTGACGTAGCTACGAGCGTCGCCGATAAACCAGCGGCTGTTCCGGTGGTATTCTGGTTCAGTGTCGGCACATCCGCTGCTTGGATGGTGGACATCACTACGTTAGTGCCATTGCCGCGCAAATACTGGCCTGATGTAACCGCACCAGCAAAAGCGTTCATTGCCCCCTGCGCAGTAGTTGTGCCGGATCCGCCATTTGCAACAGGCAGCGTGCCAGACACGTGTGTAGTAAGGCCAATCTTGCCGTAGCTTGGGGCTACACCTACGCCACCTGAGATAAGCGCGTTACCTGTTGCTACGTCAGCTAACTTAGATAGCGCGGTGGTTGTAGACGCGAACAGTAAATCGCCAATAGCATAAGAGGATTGGCCTGTACCGCCTTGAGTAGCAGCAACTGTCCCAATCAGCGCGTCAACAGATGTTGCACTATTAATGGTCGAATACCACTGTGTAGTAGATGAGGCGTTAAACTCCAGTACCTCATTAACAGTCAGCGAAATAGCAGCATTTGCAGCCAACGCATCAATAGCGGCACCTGTGGCCGGGTAGACGTTAACCGGATTTGCGCCTTTATTTACGATTATTACTTTGCGCCCAGTAGTCGCCGTTGGTAGCGTAACGCCAGACGGGTTAGCTGCTGCGGTAGTAATTACGTTAAAGTCAGACGTTATTGCGCCTTGGCCTTGCGCATTAGTCCCCGCAGTAACCGTAGCCGACGTTGAAAAAGTAGGCGCGGAAAGCAATGGGGTAGTAGCAAATACTAATGCCCCTGTACCTGTCTCATCTGTAACAGCAGCCGCTAAATTTGCACTTGAAGGCGTACCTAACCAAGTAGCAACGCCTGTGCCCAAACTTGTAATGCCAGTACCCCCATTAGCAACGGGCAGAGTGCCGGACACATGCGTCGTCAAACCGATTTTGCCGTAAGCGGGGGCAACACCAACACCACCAGAGATGAGAGCATTGCCTGTTGCTACATCGGCTAACTTAGATAAGGCCGTTGTTGTACTTGCAAAGAGAATGTCGCCCACTGCGTAAGAAGCTTGCCCAGTACCGCCAGAAGTTGCGGGCAACGCCGTACCTAAAGCTAATGTTGAAGCGTAATCAAGCCCGAAATTTACGTTGGTGCCATCAGAGAAAACAATAGTTTCCCTACCCGCCGGAATAGTGGTGCCTGTGCCAGCAGCCGTTGTGTTACCAAGAACCGTAGAGCAAAAAATCGTCGCATCGTAGGCACTCGAATTGCGAATGATGTAAACCTTATCCGCTGGTGGAATATAAACATTGAAGTTAGCCGTAGTCGTCGTAGTCAAATTAATGACCATGTTTCTCGACTGGTCTGCTGCGCCGTTAGATGCGGTCAATGCCTGATTAGCGGACGTAATACTGACCGATACGTAACCAGCGATAGCGTCCTCAATGAGTGTGCCAAGATTTGTGTTGGTTGTTACCCCCCACGTACCCGACTGTTCGCCGGTAGCAATAAGCTCAATACGTAGATTAGGTGAATAAGTAGAAGGCATATCAATTCCTTACAGTATCGTGTCTAGCTTTTGCCAATTTGGGGTCTGACTGTCGTCAACACTTACCCACCCAGTGTTTGTGTTAGTGGTTATAGTGTTCCATCCCGAAGAAGTATTTGAATTTATCGCACCCCACATCGGGACGTTATTCGTGTTTATATAATCCCAGTTTACGGTCTGGTTATCATCTATCAATTCCCATAACAACCTTCGAGTAACTTCGTCGGTTGCGTTTGCGATCTCTACCAAAGCTGCGGCAAAAATCGCCGACGCATTTACTACGTCCCTTGCTGATGTTGCTTCAGAAACTCGCGTTGCAAAAGTTTGTCTTGCAGCTACTACGCTACTAACTGAAGCTGTGTCCGTTACTGTCGTTACAAAAATCTGTTGCGCTACTTGAGTATCTATCCCTGAAACAGTTTCTGCAATATCCGCGTAGTAAGCAAAAACGGACTCAAGCCCGTCAATACCAGAACCCGCTTCTTGTACCTGCGCATTAAACCGTTGCGTTGCTAAAATATTATCTATACCACTGCTTGCTTCAGAAACGCTTGTTGCAAAAGTCTGTCTCGCTATGTTTGCATCGATGGCACTTGCTGCCTCTGCGATAGTAGTTCTAAATGTCTGTAACGCGGTATTTGCGTCAACTCCAGAAGCGGCCTCGTTTACTGTGGAGCGGAATGTTTGTCTTGCTGTAACAGTGTCCACGCCAGACGCAGTTTCACCAACACGCCCAGTAAACACACTGCCAGCAACAACACCCGAATCAAGAGCGGAAGCGGTCTCGGCTCCGTTGCGGTAGTAGACGGACATACCCCATCCAGCCTCTCCCCACGTTCCGGAACTCCATCCACCTTCAGACATTATTACTCCACGAGTTCAAGTGCCGCTTCGTCAAACCATCTTTGCGCTACCGCACCGTCTAGATCAACCCACTCAATCAGATATTGGACGTTACCATCCTCATCCATACGCATTGCAGCTACAGGGCCTTGCGGGACTACAGCTTTGAGCCGTACGGTATCGTTTTTTTTAAAAGTAGCCATGTTTCACCTATTAAGTTGCAGTCAGGCTAAAAGTGTAAGTTACATTCAGTACGTCTCCAGACGCTACCGTACGGTCGCCCGGTGATTGAAAGTCCGATGCCGAAAACAGAATCCCTGTCGTGCCACTCTTAGTGCTATTGCTTATTAAAAACGCCCCACCTACGGTTGCAGTTGCGTTAATCGTAAACGATGCGGGGGATGCAGTATTGCTAATTACGGATGGGTTAGCCGTAGTTGCTGTACCAAATGTAGCCGCCGGACGCGTCGCGTTGCTATAAGGGACAATTTCGGTCCAACCAATATGTGATGCTGCGGTGTCAGAAGCGGCGGGGGTATTAGACGCACCAGCACCATATAGCCCAATGAACCATGTAGCTGTGTAAGTTGTACCAGTAAAGTACTTGGTGTTCATATCTTGCAAGCCGACATTGACTACAAGATTGGGCGTTTCCGCGACCCATTTAACTTCGCCATCTGGGGCAATGCATTCAATGCGGTACACACCTTTAGCGCCAGCCGTTTCATCCGCGTTTTTGGAAGTTGTGATAAGCGCCGAAATGAAGTCTGCGGAAGTTGAGTTGTCTGCAAACATATTAGTTCCTCAAGGTAATCTGATAAGAGCCGTTGTCGCCGTATTTGCTGGCATCGTGACGGTGTTGTTGGTTGAAGTAAACGTCTTGTCTGAACCAAAGTCCAACACAGCTACTGACTTATTACTACGCGTCACGTTGTAGATTAACGCGCCCCGCGCCACAAAATTAGCACCGGGCCAAGATACATTATTAAAGTCCACGTACACCGTACCGGCATCAGGGCCTGTGGTTTCCGTACTGATTGTAGCTCCTGTCACTGCAACCCCACCTGCTGTGTATCCTGTGCCGGTGATCTCATTAGTCGTTGTGTACACAGTGGTCAGCGGGCCAATATCAGAGAAGGCTGTGTACAAGGCCATCCGTAACGTGTCGGTTGCCAAGTTCTGCCCAGCTTGGAGCATCTCTTGTTTGAAGCTGTTTGTCAGTCCTTGCTGAATCATGGGTTGACCTTTATGCTTGCCTGCCCAACTCGATATGCGTCGTTACGTTCTAATCCGGTACCAAGGCGGTTTAATTGAGCAAACGCTTCGTCATACTTAGCTTTGTAAACAGCCATCATATCTGTTTCGCCTTTTAAGAAGACATAAGCTTCGACCAGCGTACCGTACAAAAGCACTGGGGAATAATTATCGGCAAGCCATGTACGACCATCCGCTGCCACCGTAATTGATTCAGGATACGCGTTGTAATGCAGCTCTACGTCGTAGGCATCATCAGGCGTCGGACCAAGAATAAAACTCAACTCATCCGTAATAGTGCCAGTAACAACAGTTGGGCCAAACAGCGCATAGTACTTAGGCACACCTTGTGATGTAGAATTTGGGTAAGCCGCACGGATAAAGTTCACGTCTTTGTTTAGCAGATACTCGTAATTCTCAGTAGCAGTATTAGTATTTTCGATTACCGCCATCGAGAACACAGACAAAAAATCGGACGGACAAGACAGATATTTATTCCCAGCGGTCGTCACACCCGTGACGTTCTTACGAAGTGCAGGAATCTGCACCGAGTTGTAAACGCGCTCTTCAGCCTGCTGGATGAAGAAGTTAATCTGATTTGTTCCATCAGACGTAATAGTCCCTGTCCCTGCTACATCCGTCCACGTGTTTGTGGGGAAGTCGTTTTGCAGGTAGTTTTTAACCGCAGTGAACAGCTCGTTGTACGTCATGATTAACCCATGGGTCCTCTAGCTGTGACACCCTTAGTCGCAGCGCCAGTACCACGAATCTTGATGCCGGTAGTCTTAGGCTCTTTGTAGTTGCCCTTGCTGACAACGCCACCCGCGATGTTCATCTCGTTGGTGTACTCAGTGCCAGTCTGATTCTTGACCTCGGCCTTGTACGGGGATGGTTTAATCTTATCCATTATCGGCCTCTTCCCGAAGACTTCTGATTCATCGCACGAGCCATGTTACGGCCCATTTTACGCATAGCCTCGCCAGTCACGCCGCCTTTAGCCATGCCCTTCTTGTGCATCCGCTTCTCATGAGCCTTGACTTCCGCCTTGGCTACTTTCTTCATGCTGTCCATAGTCGCTCCTACGAGATTGTTACATTACTTATTACACCGGCAGAAGTTAAAGCGTTTGGCGTTAACCCTACATCGTTACCACTTGCCCCACCTACCGGAGCCCAGCCCCACTGGAATATCCTACTACCGCCTTCTGGGAACCCGTCAGCATCAATCGAAGTCCCCGGTGTTTCAGTTAATTGCAGCCCGCTATAACCCGACTGTAAGTAGCTTATGTCCGGTCTTGGCTCTCGCACTGCTTGTGGGTCGTTAACCGGATACAAACCTAATGATAGCTGTGGCTGATCGGGTTCCCAACAATTCTTACAAACTTTGATCGACACCTGCTTGGTCTTGATCGTTAGCTTTTTCAGCTCTTTCAGCTTAAACCGAAAGCCGCATCGATCACACTCCGCAATACTGTGC